TGAGACGATGGCGAATGCTCGGCCACAGCTGGGAACATATTGCCTACCGATTAGGCATGAAGTCAGAGACACCGATTGAACGCTTTAGGAAAGAAAACCCTGAGTTCGACAAAGAAGTGGGCGCAGCCGTGCTTAATCTTGAGTCAGCCTTAATTCAAGATTTAGTTAAATTAGTCCGCAACTTAATCGGGCAAAATAAATCTCCTCCTCCTGAAATCGTCAAAATGTTGATGCAGTATTTCAAGGTTTTTGAAAAGGAACAGAAAACCGATATCACAGCTATACAAGTCAACGGTCAGCCTGATGCGGGCATCCAAGTTAACTTTGTGTCACCTGAAGATGTAAAGAAGCTTATCAATCCTTTGCAAAAACAGACCGACGTTATCGATGTCTAAAAACATTGATTTGCCGGCTAAACTCTGGCCGTTAACGAAACCAAAGCGATACAACATTCTTCACGGTGGCCGAGGTTCAGGCAAGTCTGAGAGCATTGCACGATTGCTCATTATCAAAGCGATGCAAACACAACGTCGAATACTTTGTTGCCGAGAGTTCCAAGCAAGCATTCGTGAGTCGGTTCACGCGCTGCTCAAGAGCGTCATTCACACGTATGACTTGCTCGATAAGTTCACCATTAACTTCAACTCAATCAAATGCAACGTCACCGGCAGTGAGTTCGTGTTTGCCGGACTTGCGGAGCATACAGTGGACTCAATAAAATCGCTGTACGGTTTCACCGATGTTTGGGTTGAGGAAGCGCAGCGGCTTTCCAAGCGCTCGATGGACTTGCTGCTCCCAACCATCCGCGCTGAAGGTTCAGTGTTTTATTTCACGTTCAACCCTGAGCTGGAAACCGACCCAGTTTACAAGCGATTTATTTCTGAGCCAGACCCGCGTGACGAGTCGATTGTCATCGAAATGAATTACCCCGATAATCCTTGGTTCCCTGAGGTTCTGCGCGTTGAAATGGAAGCGTGCAAGCGCAGGTCGAACGAGGATTACTTGCACATATGGCTCGGCAAGACCCGCTCATTTACGCAAGCATCAATCCTCGGTCATCTGATTCAAGTTCAGCAATTCGAACCAGATGCTGAATGGCAAGCGTATTACGGAATCGACTGGGGCTTTGCCGCTGACCCGACTGTGCTCGTGCGCTGCTTTTTGCATCAACGCAAGCTGTACATTCGAAATGAATTCTATGCTTTCGGGATAGAGATTTCTGATTATGCTCGATGTTTTGCCAGTGTTCCGGGAGCTGTGAACGCTGAACTATGGGCAGACAACTCACGACCTGAATCAATCAGCTACCTCAATCAGCCAACAAATTTCCCAGACCGGAAACCGCTCAACGTCAAAGCGGCTCCCAAGTGGAGCGGGTCAGTCGAGGACGGCATCGCGTGGCTTCGGTCGCTGGACGCCATTGTGATTCATCCTGAATGTTCCAACACCGCCTACGAACTCCCGCGCTATTCGTGGAAGGTAGACAGATTGACCGGCGCGATTTTGCCAGTGCCAGCGAGTGGATGGGACCATGTCGGAGACAGCGTTAGGTACGCATGTTCTCGGTTCATTAAACGCAAGTTAAACTCATTCGATATCCTGTGATACATTTTTGAGCGAGGTGATTCATGAAGAAAAAAACGACTGCAAAAAAGAACACAATTAAAGACAACGGCGTGCTGCAGGACTTCACAATGGGTGCAATCAAGTCAACCGAAGTCAGTGGGCTAAAGGGCTTGCAGAATAACCTGCGCTATTCAGCGCTCACACAAAACAGAATGCTGCTCACTGAGATGATTCAAGAGCATGCTTTGTTGCGTCGCTTTGTGCGTCAACCAATCGAAGATGCTTATCGTGGTGGCGTGCTTATTAAGTGTGACGAGCTCTCAGCCGATGACTTGGCAACGCTGAATCAGAAAATGGAGGAAGCGCAAGACCTTCAGACGTTGGTTGAGGCACGCATGTGGACAGAAGTGTTCGGCGGTGGCGGGCTCATTGTGAATGCCGGTCAAGAGTACGACCAAGAATTTACCATCGACCAGATACAGCAAGACGGTGAGCTAGAGTTCTATCCAGTTGACAGATGGGAGTTGGCTACCACAACCAACGGCAACATCCTCGACCAAACACAAGACTTCCTCGGTGACGTGCCTTACCTTTATTACGGACACCGGCTACACAAAACGTGCGTGCTCCGCATGATAGGCGAGAAAGCACCATCAATGATTCGCGGTCAATTCTCCGGATGGGGCGTGTCGCGGCTTGAGGGTGTCGTGCGTTCTTGGAATCAATACCTTAAGAATCAGGAAGTCATGTATGAGCTGACAGATGAAATGAAAGTCGATGTGTTCCGCATGGAGGGCTTTAATGAAACGCTCGCATCCAGCGACGGAGCACAGAAGGCAGCCCATCGTGTTCAGCTCGCTGCCGAGCTCAAGAATTACAAATCAGCTCTCGTCATGGACAAGGACGATGAGTACGAGCAAAAGTCACTTTCCCTTTCAGGGATGGCCGAAGCGATTGCCGAAAACCGCAAAGGAATTGCTGCCGACCTTGGTACTCCGATGACCAAGCTGTTCGGTCTATCGGCGGCAGGATTCAACTCCGGCGAAGATGACCTTGAAACATGGAACGCAAAGGTCGAAAGCGAAGTCCGAGCAAAAGACCGCAACATCCTGCTGTTCATGATTCAGGCTCGGTGTCAGCAACTGTTCGGCTACGTGCCCGAAACCATCTCGTTTGAGTTTCATTCATTGCGTGTGCTTTCCGCTGACCAAGAGGAAGCAATCAAGTCTCAGAAGTTTGACCGAATCATGCGGCTGTTTGACAGTAAGTTAGTGCCGACTTCCAAAGTCATTGAGCTCATGAACGCCGAGAAGATATTCGCACTTGACCTTGATGCAGATGAAACCGATGACAGCGTTGAACCGGCGCTCGGCTTGCCCGAAGGTGAAGCACAACCTAAAGATGACGACTATCAATCCGAGGCACTCAACGGTGCCCAAGTAACATCGCTCGTGGAAATCATCGCACAAATCACTGCCGGCATGATTCCAAAGGAAAGCGCGGCGGCGATTATCAAAGCGGCGTTCCCGACGTTTACAGATGAGCTAATTGCAAAAATCATCTCACCGATTCAGGAGAGCTCAACCGATGCCCAACAACCAGAAGGAATTGAAAACAGTCGTACCTTCGGAATCTTTAAGCGATAAGTTACGGGCTGAAATCAAACGCGTCATGCGGGCGATGTTCTTTGACCCGCTTATGAGCGAATTAAAGGCAATTAAAAATAATGCGACAAGCAAAAGCAAGTTGGTTCGTAAGATCGAATCCGGTTCACTTCAGTACGTCGGTGGAGCGTTTACCGGCAAGCTGGACGCTGCGACCGGAAAGTCACTTAAGGAATTGGGTGCTCGCTTTGATAAGCGTCGTAGAGGATGGGTCATCGCCGAGCCACGTTTACCCGCCGACTTGCAAGAAGCTGTACGCAAGCAAGTTAAGTCTCGAGAGGCGCTCGAAGAAGCTACAAGGGCATCACTAGCGTCAATCAGCAAACGTGCTCAGGAGATGATTCCTCGTCTCGACTTTGACCCGTATGCAGATGCCACCGAGGAAGACGTGGATGACAAAGTTTTGGCATCGCTTGCCGACGAGATAGCTATTCAGCCGAAGCTATCCCGTGAACAGAAAGCAGAGATGCGGAAGGAGTACACCGAGAACGTCAAGCTTTCGATTGTGGGGTTCATCGACGAAGAAGTAAAAAGATTCCGTAAAAGTGTCCTGCCCAAGATACGAGACGGCATGGATAGAGACCAGCTCAGGCTATACATCCAATCAAGGCTAAAAGTCAGCGCCACACGAGCCGCTTTCATTGCCCGACAAGAAACGGCGCTATTCACTTCCCAACAAAAAAAGTTACTATACGTTGATGCGGGAGTGACTCAGTATAAGTGGAAGGCAATCGGAGGCAAGGCTGGCGATGGCCGCACACGAGATAGCCATGCGGAAGCACATGGGAAAATCTTTTACTGGGACAAGGACAAAGGGCAGAACGGAGCTCTCAA